ATTTCTTCGTTATCTATTTTTATAAAGTTTGTACCTGAACTTGGAAACTGAGATACATCTCCTAATATAATACCTGTTGTTACAGCATCATTAATACCATTTGTTAATGTTGTTGTAGGCTCACCTGCTACTTCACCACCCCATGATCCAAGCGACCAACCAAAACCTTTTGCTTGTACAGCTGGTCCAACAGGATAATAATGTTGTACTCTAATACCACCTGATGTTGTTGCACCAGATCCAGATTCACTACCTGGCATCGTAATAGTAATAGTTGTGCTTGTTGGTACAGTTGTTACCATAAATTTTTTATTATCAAAATCAGCTGAACCATAATTAGAATTAGTAATAGTAGTAAAATTATCTAATAAAATTATATCTTGTTCACTTATATTATGTGGTGAGCTAAAAGTTATAGTAACAATGTTTGATCCGTTGCTCGTGCTAAATGCATTAGAAAGCGTTGTTGTAGATTTAATAGGATGTATATCATAGAATACACCACCTGAATATGCGTATAAAATCCTGTTTGTACCAATGATTGCGTATTTTCTGGCTTTACTATTTACAAAATGATGTAATCCTCTGCCTGCACCGGTAAGAGCATCATCACCTAATTGTTTCCAACCACCTATTTTTTCTGGAGTGCCATATCTAAAACGAACATTATCGCAATCGATCCACTGACCTTCTGCTCCAGTAGGTGTTATTTGTTTATTTATACCAGGTTGAAATCCTATCTTCTGTAACATAGACCTCCAGATTATATTAGATTGCGTTGTATATCAACGAGTTTTGACTATTCCTAGCATAGGTCTTTTATCATACAAATTAGACTTTGCAAACCTTCCATCTGCATGATTGTAGTGTAAAAACACTTGACCGCATAAATCACCCTCAAAAGGCTCTCGCCAGTGTTCCAACTCACAACCTGAGTAAATAAGCATATCTCCTGGTTTTAGGTCTACTTTTACACCTTTGGGTGCACCAGGCTTGTGTATGTTTTTACGCTCGTCTATGACGTTGTCAGACCCCGTAGGATCGATAAATATAGGCCAGTTATCCCCGCCTAGATTAAGTGTGGTAGATATCTCACAGCTGGGTCTGTCTTTGTGTCTTTTTAATATATTACCTTTTCTATAGAGTCTTGTGTAAGAATATGTAGGCACTAATTTAAGCCCTGTTTTCTTTTGCATAACATCTATGGTTTTAACCAGCAATGTTTCCATAAGTCTGTCGCTGTATTTAGCGTAAGAGTTTGGAACCTGTGGATCGTTAAAATTACCAACCAGTGAATTACCGGCATGTGTTACACCATTGTTTAACATCCAGTGATCTGCCTCTGCCGATATTTGTAAATATCTATAAGCTATGTCTGCTATCTCTTTTGATATAGCACCACGTATGATTTGATATTTATTTTTCTTAAAACTCATATTTGTATAAAATTATAGGATACAGATATACGCCAATTCTTTTCGCCTTTTTCTGTATTTAGATTTATATCTACTCCATGAGGCAGCCAAGATGGAAAAAATATCATACGACCCTCTGCAGGTTCATAAGCACAAACTCTCCACAATGCCTCTGGCATACCTTCTACTCTTCTAGGCATATGTGTGTTTGGTCCTGGTCTAGGATCTTCTAAAAATAATTTACCTGATTTTTTTGGCACCTTAATATAATATACACCCGACCACATTGAGTTGGGATGTGTATGCGTTTTGTTATAGCTATATGTTGGATTGATATTAGCCCACATATTACCAAGACCTAGTTTGCCTTCGATACCATAATCTTTGTTACATTCGTAAGCCATCTTAAATAATTCTTCTATTAAAGGTTTATATTCTTTTCGTTTATCCATATCAGTTTTACTATGCCAACCAAAACCAGAGTTTGTTTTCTTTTCGCCTTCAGGATCTGCCTTACGCCATTTTTTTATTTCTTTGAACAAATATTTATTCAACTCTTTAGAGTTAGGTATATCTTTAAAATACACAGGAGTTGGAAATAATATTTTTCTATGTAGTTTCATTTAAATGGTGGTCCTCCAAACCACATGACCAAAGATTTTCTCACACCTTTTTTAACAGGTGCAACTTTGTGTCGTAAAAATGATGCAAAGAATATAGCTTGTCCCTGTTTCAAGGGCAGTGGTTTAGTATCACCCATCTCTGAGAATAGCAAATCTCCACCTGTAAACTCTGATGGATCTGATAACAGACAAGTCATGGATATCTTACGTATTGGATTCTGACCCTGTTGACCAAAAGCGTTAAGATCCATGTGCCAATCATAAAAACCTTTTTTGGGATACACGGTAAACTGTGCGGGTTCTGTAAGTCTCACACCATCGAACATAAAATGATTTAGGTTTACAATAGATAATTGATTCTCAATTACTTTATACATCTGTGGTAGTTTATCAAAAGGTATCCAAGATATAGTTGTAACTCTTTTTTTAGTATCATGTTTACCCTCTGCTCCACCACCAACTTTTGCCTGTTCTGGTGCACACTGGTGACCTGCATCTATAATCATCTTACATTGCTCTGGTGTAAACATCGGTTGTGTTGTTGTAGCAACGTAAGATTGCCATGTTGGCACTCGTGGTACTTGTGTCATTCGTTTTGCCCCGATCCGGTTCGTGATGCTACAGGATTGTAATCAACATCCACATTACAGACTAATGTTCTTCTGACCTCTTTTGTTCCGTTAAACGGATACACGCAGTGTCTCATGTCGTACGGAAAGACATAAAAATCTCCTATCCTCATGTTAGGCGAGTAATCTGTTTTGGAAAACTGTCCGTTAGCTGCACCTATAATCTGCAGCCTACCATTCATGGGTTTTGATTCTGCCGAATATTCGACACCTGTGTCTTTAGGTAGTTTCATAATCATCACAGAAGATAGACCTGTGTAGAGTTTACCCTGATGAATGTGCACTGGATTATATTCATGTGCTTTCATCTCGTTGACCCAGATAGAGTTTATAGATTTGTTTGTTGGACCTATCTTGTTCCAATCTGTGTAGTGATCAAACACACTATGAAACCATTTTAATATATCTTGTGGTAAAAAACAATGTTGATGCATCTTGTCGTTGTTAGGACCAGAGTAAAATAAAGACACCTCATCCTGTATCTTGCCTACTAATTGTTTGTTGGCTTTTGGTAATTGTTTTTTTTGATTCTCATAGATCTCATTAAGACCCACAAAAATTTCTAAAGGGACTTGATATTTTAAAACGGTTTGCCCTAGATAGACAAAGTCGAACTTCATTTTAATTTTTTATTTTTTTTACTATCTAAAGATAAAGTGTTTTCTTTCAAACCTTTTTCCAAAGCCTCTAGTTGACCCATGATGTTAAACACCTCTGGTTGTGATGTGCCAGGGGTTATGGTTTCTTTCTGTCTTTGGAATCTTAATAGGTATGATTTGGCCTGGTGCGTGTTTACATCTTCATCATCAAACGAACCATCATGAAATTCTTTTTTAAGTTTAGACCAGGTAGCAACCTCTCTCATTCTATGTTTGGCAACAAGTTCCATCTGTGCCTTACCATATAATTTTTCTTCTAACTCGACCTGTTTGAGTTCTTTCTCTAATGGATCTTTTTCTTTTCTAATATCTCTCTGTAGTTTTTTTATCTCGACCTCATTTTTTCTCGCATCAAAAGATAGATGCACCAAGTTTTCAAAGTGTGTGTTCTGTTCTCTGACAGACTGCCAATACTTTGCAGCTTTGGTTGGATATTTATTATCGGATAAAACAGAGAATCGCATTTCTGTTTCTGTACGAAACATCTGTTTCTTCATCCATGTATCTTGTAACTCGGGTATTAATTTTTTAAAACTTTTAACATCATCTTTATCCAAGATGTTTGTTAAATACTTTGACTCTGTTTCTAGCTTGGTAGCTATATTACGTTTTTCTTTTGACATATTTTCTCCTTTATCATTTCTAAATTCTTTATATACCTTTCTATAAAAAGGTCAAGTCTAGTCGAAACTTATATCGGCTAAAACACTATCAGCTGTCCATTCCTCTGTTACGTTTGTCATATTACCTGGCACAGATCCACCATAAGCTATTGCGCCAACTGCTGATCCACCATCGCCACAATCAAATCTAGCTGTTGATAAATCATTTTGCTCTGTCCAACTTGTACCATTCCAAGATTCTGTTTTAGCTAAATAAGTAGAACCTGTTAAACCACCAAAGCCTAAAGCTAATGATCGTGATCCAGCGCCTTGAAAATAAACTCTAGCTTGATTCAAATCTCCTACCTCTGTCCAACTAGAACCATCCCATTGTTCAGTAATACTGACTCCTCCAGGTTCTGGTGATCCACCAAAAACAATATTATCAGTTTGAATTCCCGCTCCACCTAAAGCATATCTACCTGAATTTAAAGCTGTGCTTTCAGTCCAGTTAGTTCCATCAAAAGAAAATACTTTTGCATAAGGTGCGTTTGGAACACCTCCTACTGCTAAATTAGCAGTTTGAGTTCCAACCCCAAAACCTGCACTTCTAGCAGTTGGTAAATCATTAACTTCAGTCCAAGCTGATCCGTTCCATGATTCAGTCACAGTTAAATATGCTGTACCACTATATCCAGTAGCCGTTAAAGCTGCTGTGTTAGTTCCTGTGGTTAAGGCACTATTTCTTGCAGTATTTAAGTCTGCAACTTCTGTCCAAGAAGATCCATTGTATTGTTCTACCAAAGCATAATAGCCTCCTCCACCTTTAGGTGAAGGATGATTACCACCAGTTGCCATGGCAGCAGTTTGCGTTCCTTGTGTACCCGCCCCTGGACCAGCTCTTGTCGTATTTAAATTTCCGCCACTAGCCCATGATGCAGCAGGTATCCCAGCCGCTTTTCCAAAACTTTTTAACGTTGTGCCTCCAGATAAAAATATAGAACCTTCTGTTAAGATAGCTGCTGTTACTGGTGCTGTTGTCCACTCTTCTGTGTTTGCTATATTAGTTGTAGTATATCCTCCAAAAGCTAAAGCAGATAAACTATCTGCTCCAGCACCACCTAAAAGAAATCTTGCTGTTGCTAAATTAGAAACCTCTGTCCAACTTGATCCATTCCAAGCCTCAGTGTTAGCTGTTGCTGGTGGCACAGTTCCACCAAATATTAATGCATCTGTTCCAGTTCCAGAACCTCCATTTGCTCCTCCAGATCTTGCAGTGTTCATATCACTAACTGAAGTCCATGCTGATCCATTCCAAGACTCAACGTCATTAGAATAAGAGCCTGTATATCCACCCATTATTATCGCTGAAGTTAATGATTTACCAGCTCCTACCACCTCTTGCCTTGCAGTATTATTTTCAGCTGCTTCAGTCCATGAAGAACCATTCCAATTTTCATTAGCATCTGAATATCCTGGTGCTTTACCACTAACTACATATCCTGCCGTATTTGATGAACCAAACCCAGCCGCATCCCTTCTAGCCGTATTAATTTCTGCAATTTCAGTCCATGAAGATCCATCCCAAGATTCAGATTCAGCTGAATATGGAGGTCCATTACCACCAGCTACTACTTGTGATGTTGATGTGCCAAAAGGTGCTCTACCATAAACTGCATCACTTAAATCGTTTACCTCAGTCCACGATGATCCATTCCAAATTTCTGTTTGCAATTTTGGACTTGTACTACCACCAGAGGATATTGCTGCTGTTGATGTTCCTGCACCAGATATATAACTTCTACTTGTATTTAAGCTTGCAACAGATGACCAAGATCCTCCAGCCACTCCTCCAACAACCGGATCGCTGTCTCTTGTTTGTATTGTTACGCCTTTTATTTCCTTATACGTTGCCATAATTAACTCGCTGTAATTGTTTTGTTAGCTAGTGGAGCTGTCCATTGTTCTGTATTTGTATATCTAGTTGATCCTGGTCCATTTCCACCAAAAGCAAGAGCACTTGTTGCACCCGAACCTGAACCACCAGGTGTTACTCTAGCTTGTCCTAAATTATTTTGTTCTGTCCAACTTGTTCCATCCCAAGTTTCTGCATCCGCTAATAAAGGAGAACCACTTTTTTGTCCACCGAATACTATTGCAGTAGTAGTAGATCCATTATTTGAAGCACCTAAACCATATTTAGCTGCATTTAAATCACTAACTTCTGTCCAACTCGATCCATCCCAGGTTTCTACCTCATCATCATAACTAGATCCAAAACCACCCACACACATAGCATTAGTGTTATTTACACCTATACCAACACAAGCCGCATATCTTGCAGTATTCAAGTCACTTACTTCTGTCCAAGAAGTCCCATCCCAAGATTCTGTTACAGCTATATGTGGTGGACCTGATCCTCCGTAAGCTAATGCGCTTGTTACTGATCCAGAAGATCCTAATGAAGCACGAGCAGTGTTTAAATCATTAACCTCAGTCCAAGACGAACCATTCCATGATTCTGTAACAGCAACTTTTACAGTTGAACCTGGTGCAGTAGTACCTCCAGCACATAAAGCAGCTGAACTAGACAAACCTAATCCTGTGCCACAATTTCCTCTGGGTGTATTTAAGTCATTAACCTCTGTCCATGCTGAACCATTCCAAGACTCTGTTACATTTGAATTAGGTGCGGATGATGGATTTCCACCAAAACATAAAGCATCAGTTGCAGTTCCAGCAGCTCCAGGTTCACTCCTAGCTGTATTTAAACCAGCAACACTGGCCCATGTTCCAGCGGGTATATCTGTTATCGTTTCTTTAAAAGTGTTTGTTGTTGAATTAAAAAATAATTGTCCTTCAATTTGTTGATTAAAATCTGATGGTGCTGAAAATTCTTCCACATCAGTTGATGTTGGCAATCTTCCAGCAAACATAGCTTTACTTACTGCTTGTACTCCAACACCATTTCCTTGACTCCCTGCCGTTGCTAAGTCTGCAATTTCAGTCCATGCTGATCCATTCCAAGCTTCAGTATTTGCAACTGCTGATGGTGTTGCACCAGCAAATATTAATAAAGAAGTAGAATCTGCCCCTGATGAACTTAATCCAGATCTAGCTGTATTAAAATCTGTTGTTTCCGTCCATGATGAGCCATTCCAACTTTCAACTTTATTTGAAAAGTTTGGATAATATCCCCCACAACAAAGGACATCTGTAGACGGTCCTGCACCTGTACATTGTGCTCTTCCTGTATTCAACTCTGAAACTTCTGTCCAAGAACTTCCATTCCACAGTTCAGATAGATTTGTATTTTTAGTAGGTGAGCTACTTGCCCCTTCTCCTCCAGCTGTTATCGCAGCTGTGTTAGTAGCACCGGAACCCATAAACTCTCTTCTTGCTGCATTTAAATCTCCCAATTCTGTCCAACTTGATCCGTCCCAAGATTCAGTGTAAGCGCTAAAGTTTGGAGATGAACCTGGGCCTCCTCCTGCCGCTAACGATGCTGTAGATGTCCCTGCTCCAGCCATTGTTCCTCTAGCATTGTTAAGATCATTAACTTCAGTCCAAGAACTTCCATTCCAAGTTTCTGTGTTACCTGTTACTGGTGAGGTTCCGCCTCCTATTAAGGCAGCATCATTTGTTCCAGCACCCATTCCTTGTTTTCTCGCTGTGTTTAGGGCTGTGCCACTTGCCCATGCTCCACCTGAAAGTTGATTAGCAATAGTGTCCGTTGACAGTGTTTGAACTGTGAATCCTTTTATATCCGAATAATTTGCCATAGGCTAAAGACTATGGAAGATTATATACTACTGGTCTAGATTGTAGCTCTTTTTCTTCAGCTGACAATGCGTCGTATGCAGCTTGTGCCGCTTCGATTTCACCAGTAACGATAGCTTGTGCTTCTTCTTTTGTCTTGATAGCACCAGCTACTTTACTGATCCATTGATCACCGTAAAGATTATCGCCTACAACCCATACTTCGCCAGGATGACCCGATAGGTGAAACTGTCTTCTCTCTTCATGAGTGAAAAAGTTTTTGCCCCAGTTAGTCGCTGTGCAGTATTTATATGCCATAGTTGCTTCCTCCTTTTACTTGTTTATAGATCATAATTAACTCTGTGTCACTGATTTAATTTGAAAATCTGCTGCTGTCCATTCTTCTGTGGTTGTAATATAAGTAGAACCATTACGACCACCAGATTGTAAAGCTAAACTTGAGGATCCATTACCACCTGCACCATAAGCAGAGGTAGACAAATCATTTAATTCTGACCAACTTGAACCATTCCACGCTTCCGTTTTATTTGTAGCTGGAGGTGTATTTCCTCCAAAAGCTAATGCTGAAGTTTGAATAGTTCCTGCGCCACTTAAATAATCTCTAGAAGTATTCAAATCACCAACTTCCGTAAATGAACTTCCATCCCAAGATTCTGTTTTACCTGTTACGGGAGGTGAACCACCAAAAACTAAACCTGCTGGTTGTGTCCCTGCTCCACCTAGACCTTGTCTAGCAGTATTTAAGTCCGCTACTTCTGTCCAAGAGGTTCCATTCCAAGATTCATTATTTGCTTTAGGTGGATGTTCTCCACCAGATACTAAAGCGGCTGTATTTGTTCCAAGGCCTGCAGACTGACCTCTAGCAGTATTCATATCATTTACCTCTGTCCAAGCCGAACCATTAAAACTTTCAGTGTAACCTACATAACTAGCATTATTAAAATATCCACCAAAAACTATTGCCGCTGTATATGGACCTGCTCCTGATGCGCCATATCTGGCTGAATTTAAATCACCCGTTTCCGTCCAAGAACTTCCATTATATGATTCAACGAGTGCTGCTGGTCTAGGTTCTGTGTTTTTTGCACCACCACTTAATAGTGCTGCAGTTTGTAATCCAGATGCTGCGTTATATCCTCTTGCTGTATTTAAAGCTCCACCAGATGCCCATGTTCCAATAGGCGCTCCACCTGCGTTTACAGTTTTAAATTGTCCTGTTGTAGAGTTGTAGTAAAAGTCTCCAGTAATCGCGTCAGCGTATCCAGCTGCTGGATCTGTTGGTTGTATGCCTGAGAAAGCCCATTCTTCCGTATTAGCTACAGTAGTAGTTGTGTAACCACCACCATAAATAGCGTTTGTGTTTGCGGCACCTGCACCATCTTGATAACCTCTTGCTGTTGCTAAATCTGCTACCTCTGTCCATGCTGATCCATTCCAAGATTCAGTAACTCCTGATGCAGGAGGATTTGAACCAAAAATCAATGCTCCTGTATAAGTTCCCGCTGAACCTCCGTTATATCGTGCTGTATTGATTTCTGATGTTTCAGTCCATGATGAACCATTCCATAATTCTGCGTTAGCTACAACAGGTGGTTCACTTGAACCACCAGAACAAATTGCGTTTGTATTGTCACCTGATAAAAATGGACCATTTCTGGCAGTGTTCATTTCAGCTACCTCAGTCCAACTTGTTCCATCATAGGATTCAACCTCACTTGCTACACCTGGATTTTTCCAACCACCAACTGCAAAACCTTCTGTGTAAGCTAGGGTACCTGAACCCAGAGTATCTCTATTGGTATTTAAATCGTTTCCTTCAGTCCAATTAGTGCCATCCCAAGTTTCTGATTGAGTGCCACCACCAAAAGCTATAGCAGCCGTGCTGGTTCCTTGACCGCCTAAATAATCTCTTCCCGTATTTAAATTGTTTAATTCAGTCCAAGAAGATCCATTATATTGTTCTGTATCAGTTTTATTACCTGGTTGACCACCAAAAACTAAAGCTGCAGAATTATTTGCTCCAGATGCTCCAGATGCACTTTTTGCAGTATTTAAATTACCACCTGATGACCATACTCCCGCATAAGGATTATCTGCCAATGCTTGTGCAAATGGTGATGGATCCTCTGTACGGGTTTGAACTTGAAACCCCTTTATCTCTTTATAACCAGCCATTATTATTTATCCTTTAATAGCCAACCTTGAGTAGAGTCTACGTAAACCAATGTA